ACAATAAGATCTTCTGTAGCAAGTAACTTTGCTAGTTGAGATTTGATTTCGTGTTGAACTGTCATGTGTGTTTTTGTCTGATATATCCATAATAACAACGAAACCGCCCCTTGGGACGGTCAATGTGACACTTTTTTAATTGTCTTACTCTTGCCCTAGCTTGTCGCATTGCTTGCGGTTTGAGCGTTCGCTTTTGCTCTTTCTTAGAGTGGTGTTGCCAGTTTGGGACTTTCATTGTTCTTAGGATATTTTACGAGAGAATCCTTTTATTTTATCAAACTTTGTGACACTTTCAAATTTGTCTAACAAGTCTGTCTTATGGGATATAACAAAGATGTTCGCATCTTTAATTATATAACGGATGATTTTGAGAAACTCTTCGGTTCCAAAACCGTCTAATGAACTATCAAATACTTCATCCATGATTAATAAATTGGTATTTACAGAGTTCTTAACTCTAGCAACTTCTCTCCAAGTAAAGAGTAGTGCCAAATCAATTCTCATCTTTTCTCCTTCACTAAAAGAAGCATAGGAGAAATCTTCATGGATAGGAGACTGTACTGTTTCCTTAAACTCTTCATCAAGGGTGAAATTGATGTAGAAGTCCATCATTTGTAGATAACGATTTATTTGCTGATTTATAAAGGGAAGATACTTTTTAATTATCTTCGTCTTTACTCCATCATCCCTTAGTAAGGAATATGCAAAATCGTAATAAGTTATTTCTTGTTTTTTATCAGCTAGAGTCTTGAAAGTATTGTCAAGATTTTCTTTAAACTCTGTTAGTTTCTCATGTTCAGTATTTCTGTTTTTAGATTGCTCGGTAATTCTTTGAATTTCAGATTCCAGATCTCGGATTTGTCGTTGGTATCCAGATATCCTAGTATTGTTTTGAGAAATGCCATTGTTGAGTTTAGTAATCTCCTTTGATAGTTTGGTGAAGAGACGTTCTCTTTCTCGTTCTGATTCTATAGTCTCTTCCAGTTCTTTTAAACCTTTATTGAGATCCTTTGCTTTAGATTGAACGTCGTCAATTCTATTTAAACGAAACGATTCTTCTATTGTTTGCGTACATGTAGGGCATGTTACATTCTCGCTAAAAAACTTATGCTCCTTTGTTATTGTCGATACTTTTTGAGTAATTTTACCCTTAAGATTGTTAAGTTTCAGTAACTTTTGACTAGACCCAGACAATTTTTCTTGTTCTTTTGTTAGTTCAGAAACATTACTTTCTAACTTTTCGTTACCATCAGAACAACTCTCCGAATCATTCAAAAGAGTAGTAATTTTATCTTGATTTGATTTTACACTAACCTTTCCCTGCTCTTCCAACTCCTTCATAAAGTTCTCTTGCATGAGCATTTTATCTTTAATATTATCTTTTTTTAAAGTTAAAGACCTAATTTGTTCTTTTTCTATTCTAACCTTATCTTTCAAGAAGTTATTCATAGAAGAGAAAATTCTAATATCAAGAAGATCTTCAATAACTTCTCTACGATTAGGTGAAGTTAGTTGCATGAAGGGGACAAATGCACTACTACCTAATATAACAATTTGAGTAAAAGACTTATAATTAACTTTTAATATATTTTCCTCTAAAATTTTCTGGTTAGTTCTATCATCTGCCTCTCTATGCAACAACTCTCCATTTACTTGAATATCAAATACATTTGGTTTTATTCCTCTACGGATTACATAATCTCTATTATTAACTTCAAAATCAACTTCAACAAGAGTTTCCTTCTCATTAATAGTGTTTACTAATTGAGATTTATTAATTTTACGAAATGGTTTATTAAATAATGCAAAAGTAAGAGCATCTAATATTGTAGACTTACCTGCACCATTCGTTCCAACAATCAAATTAGTCTGATACTCTAGAAAATCAACTTCTGTAAATTGATTACCAGTGCTCAAGAAATTTTTCCAACGTATTTTTTTAAAAACAATCATAATATAGGGAGAACAAAATCATTAGAAGTTACAATTGAATACTTGTAATTGTTCATTTTACAAGTTTTTACAGCAAGATCATCATCAACTTCAACAACAATCATCTGATTAGTAAATTTTTCATCATTTTCTAGATACATAGCATATCTTTCAGCATCATCAGTTTCTTCAAACATAAGGAGAACTTTTTCTCCATTTTTATCTGCAATCGCATATGCACCATCTGTAGTACGTTCTTTAAGTGTAAGCATGTACATTATTCTGCTACCTCGCGAGCTAGTTTGTAGATATCTTGAAGGATACCTTTGATTTTAGACTTATCAAGATCTATCTCAGATTCATCAACATAACGATTCAATATGGTAATTGTATTTTCTTCTTCACTTATAGCAAATTCTTCATTTTCTTGCAACTGAAAATTTTCAACTATCTTAAGATCCTGTACCCCACAGGAATAAAGTTTATCTATAAATCTCTCAAAGTTTCTATTGTTCGTTTTTTGGCGAACGATTACTTTTACAATTTTATTATCATATTCTGTAAAATCAAATAGTTGATGTGGGGTATCTTCATAATATATGTTATAAAATAACTTATATGGATTATTTATTGGAGTATGAGTTAAAGTCTCTGTATCAAATATATGAAAACCTCTAGGATCGTTGACATCATTCCAGAACATCTCATAAGGATTACCTAAGTAATATATTTTTCCATCATTTGATCTGGTATGAAAATGCCCAGAATATACTCTAGTAAACTTATCAAAGAGACTAACATCAGTACCATTTTCCATAACATGACCACGAGTTGCCTGGAAACCGTTCATCTCAAGATGTCCCATAGCAACCTTTGCTTTTGTATTAGCAATTACTCTTTCAGTATCATCAATGTTTTGAGAATTGATCCATGGTAAAAGTAAAATATCTAATCCACCTACATTTATTTCTGAAGGAGATGAATACATCTCAATATTAGAATAATTATTTAAAAGTAATTCTGGAGAATTGACATAGTTAGTATCCTTATAATAACAATCATGATTACCAACAATTGCATATACCTTATATTTCTTTAATGGTTCAAATACTACTTTCTTAGACCATTCTAAACTTTGTAGGTCTATTGCTTTCCTACTATCAAACATATCTCCCATATGAATCACAGTGTCTATATTATGCTCTTCTAAAGACGGAAAGAAGACATTCTTATAGAATAGTTCAAAATAATCGTGTATGTGTTTAGAACCCTTCCTAGCACCGTAGTGAGTATCTGTTATGATTGCAACTCTCATCTATTAGTCTTGTATACAATATTATCTTTAATAGTATTATAGTCGGAACTTGTCCCAGATGCACCATCTTCCACAACCATTACTTCATCGTAACCAGTTTTTTCTATTATCTTTGTTTTAATATCTAATTGTTTCTTTTCCTTTTGTATTCTTCTTAGAAATGCATAGTGAACTATTTGAGTAAAATAAGCAAAAGGATTTCTTGATTTCTCTGGATTGAAATTATAAATGTATTGAACACAATTCTCGATACCATCAGATATCATGTCTTCACGAAACATATAATTAACAAAATTCGGTTTATATGACAAATGTGTTGCTATCTTTAAAAAACATTCTCCAAGATAGTTTGTTATACGTGGTTTTGGTAAATCATTCTCTTTCGCATTTTCTACTTTTGTTCTATAAACAATTAGTGCTTCTAAAAACTCTTTGTTGTTAACGTAGTGCTCCGACTTTTTCTTTGGCATAGCATTGCTATCTCCCTTACTGTGTTTATTGTATCACAAAAACAATGACTTGACAAGGTGCTTGAAACTATGTACAATAACCTTTGTAGAGGTTCAAGGGTAATAATAGCTATTATTCAGACTCTTTAGAATCTGAAGGAGGAAGAAGTTTCATATTAAAAATAGTTTCCAATTTTATTCTAGCACTATCAACTTTACCTAGTAATCCCATTTCACTAGTTACTGCAATTTTTCCAGTAGTAGAAAAAGTATCTTGATCATCGTCCTTTATAAAGTCATTGTAAATATCAATTAATTTTTGATCTTTAGTCTCAGTCATAGTAATGACTTTATCAGGTTTAATTAAAAATATATCTTCATCGGATAAATCCATCCAAGACTTAACTTTTATATAAGAACTTCCTTCTGCTCCATACTGTATTTTCATTATAAGAGGACTCTGTGCAATTATTATAGCTTCATCTCCTGTCTCATCGATTGTAATCAATGAGATTATTTCTTCTCCAGAAACTAATTTTAATATACAGTAGAACTCTTCTCCCATTATTTTTTTAAAGGTATGTTGACAATGTCATAATTAAATTTTTCTTCGTTGTAAATCTTAATCCTTTCAATTAAGTGATTAAGTGTGTAATTTTTCCTGGATTTGAAGGATATGTCGTCAGCGATATCATATAAAGTTGCTTTGGTCTTGTTGCTCCCCTTTCTAAGAATCCTACCAATTGATTGTAGATTCCGTATTCGTGATTTGGAAGGAGAAGCAAAAATGACATTGTGCAAGTTTTTAATATTGATACCAGTACTAAATGTCCCATATGATGCTACTATTATAGCATTATTTTGAGATTCTGTAATGGAACGGACCTTTTCCCGATCTTCTGTATCTACACCGCCATGAACAAAGAATACATGACGTTCCTCTAGACTATTACTATTTATTAAATTATATAAGGGTTCTCCATGTCCCTCTACTCTTGCAAATAATATTAAAGTATTACCCTTTAAATCCAGTGCTAGATTACGAATGAATTTGTTTCTTCTATCATGGTTAATGATATATTGTATTTCATCTTCAAAGTTCTCAAATTTATTCGGTGGGTGTTTCAATAGAAGCACGTTGATATCTAAAGTAGCAACATGTCCCTTCTTCATTAGTTCTTCAGTTTTAATAATTTTGTATGAAGGACCGAACAAACCTTCTAAAACCCATTTATGAGTTTGAGTTCCATCAAGAGTTCCTGTGAAACCGTAACGATATTTGGTATCGGCAAGTTTTGTCATTATAGATATTAATGACTTTGATTTAAATTGGTGAGCTTCATCCCCTATTACAACAGAGAATCTCTCAAAATACTTTCTGGGGAGTTTGTAGATTGATTGCCAAGTAGTAATAATGACTTGAGAGTCCGTCTCTCTTTCTTTTCCTGCGTAAATTTTATGACAAAATGAACCTACGTCCCAGCCATAGTCTGCAAAGTCTTTATACATCTGTTCTACTAACGAAGTCGTCGGAACAATTATCAGAGTATTTTGCTTGCGTTCAACAAAATATCGAACAATCGAATATATCATCAGAGACTTACCCGATGCAGTTGGGGATATCAACAACTTTCTATTATGCCTTAGAGCGTCGTATACTCCCTCTACTTGGTAAGAACGCGGTTTAATCTTACAAATTGCTTGCATATAATCTTTAACACCCTCTGGTGAGATCTGCTCATTCACTTCAAAGGGTAGACCATAGAACTTGCTTGGTTGAAAAGCATAAGTATAATTATGATCAGCACAGAATTGTATTACTTTATCTAATAGTCCAACATATATTTGCTTCGTTTGTGTATTAAATAACCTTATCTTCCCATCCCAATACTTATTTTTATAAGCAGGTGAAAACTTTGCGCCAGGTACTTCAAAAGTAAACTGATCTGCTAATTCATAATAAACATGAGGTTCTGCCTCAACATTTAAATATACTTCATTCTTCTTGGAAATAACCAAATGAGACATAATATCTCCACATCTGGTTTATTTATGACGCTCTACCAAGTGCTTTTCTAATCGCTGATGCTCTAGTAATTTTTTTCTCTCCAGTATCTTTAGAATTCTTCTTTAAGTTATCTGCTTGAGATATAACCCTTCTATTATCAGAAGAATCTCCTGGATGTACCTTATGCCATCTATCCGAATATTTTTTTCTATTTGATTGTCCTTGTATATGATCTACATCGTGTTGCTTACCAGTTTCTTTTGATTTACTTTGAGCATCTGTTCTTTGTGCTTTTTTTCTTTCCCTTTCAATTCTTATTGCTTTTCTTGCAGTTTTTTTATAATCAGGATGAAGATTTCTTTTTCCATGATCTTCTAATTCTTTTTGCTTTAGAGGTTTTAAATTACCTGCTCTTCTTTTAGCCTGTCCCTTCAAGGCAGATTTTCTATTAAGTCCATGATGTCCACCACCCTTATTCCTAACTACCCATTCATCAGGGTTAGGTCTTCCCTGACGTACTTTTTCAGCATCTTCTTTTGAACGTATAGTTTTTGCTTCTAAAATAAATTGATAAAATGTTTTCATTTATATAAACACTTTTCAAGTATTTAGTTAAATCCTGATTGAAACTTTTGCCATTCAATGGCATTTTTTATTTGATATGTACGGTTCGACACTGCCCTTATAATCTCTTCTAAGAACTTTAGGGTAGTATCATAGTATTTTACCTTAAGATTTATCTTTGCCAGTCTCTCGTCTGCCTCCATGTACTTTTGGAGTGCTTCTTTCTCTCTGATCTTATATGGAAATGGTTCTTCTGCGTAAGTCTCTACAGTTGCCTTACCTGTATAATATCTGTATCTATCTAAATTTATTTCATTCTGAGTAACTCTTGCTTTTTCTCGCATTAGAGTAATAGTATTATAAAGAGTATAATACTTAGAGTGCAGTTGTGGAATTCTTAGTGATTCATCATGTAAATTATCAGGATCTATGCGAGAATCTTTCTCCCACATTTCCTGAATCTTATCAAGATCCATAATAAAGATTATTTAATTAAAGTTCTTTGCCAAGCATA